ACGCCCAGCCCCACACCTTGATGAGCGCCCCGACCACCGCATTCGTGTCCATCTTCGTCGCCTCGGCGATCAGCAAAACCTCGGGTTTTTCCGGTAGGTGAAGCTCAACTTTAATCCATTCGGCCATATTATTTCTTTCCCTTCATAGTGTTCTGGTTCCGCTCGACATATTCCCGCACCCGCCGCATGTCCGCCTCAGCCTGGTCGCGCTCCTCGAGGGCGTAAGTGTGCTGATAAGCCGGCAACGGCGCGCCGCGCTCAAGCCGTGGCCCAATCGGGCAGGCATTCGCGCAAATCGCTAGTCGGAGGGTGATTTCAGGGAGCATTTGGTTTGTTTAGTTTTTGGTTTTCTTGCATTGGCAAGCTGCGGCGCTCCGTGAAGCGCCGTGTGTTTGCCCCGCCAAGCCGCGCCCCGCCGCGCCCCGCCTCGCCATGCCCAGCCAAGCCAAGCCCCGCCTCGCCGCGCCTTGGCAAACTGCTGCACCTCCGAAGAGATGCAGTGTGTTTGCCTTGGCACGCCTAGCCCATCCTTGCCATGCCGCGCCGAGCCAGGCCCGGCCGTGCCCTGCCTCGCCTTTCCTCGCCTTGAATTGCCACGAAAAATCATTGCCATTCAACCGTGTAACGGCCAAAAATCGGGCGAAAGGTTCCAAGCCCCAAGATTCCACCTTGGTCGAGCATGGTTTTAAGGCAATCCGCTGTGAGTAAGGTATTTTCTTGGTGTTTGAGTTGCAGCTTGATTTGCCACCCAGTCGGGAGCATTGGCCGCTCTTTTGCATTAGGCACTCCGTCCTTGAGTCTTGCGACATGCTGTAAGATTTCGATCCGTGGGTCTTCCAAGGTGTATGGCTTGCCCTCAGCGTCAAAGATTTGAGCGTTAAACTGATCGTCTCCGGTTGACTCGATTGAGACGAAAGACATGACTCCGAGAGCAACATCACGCGCCTGCTTTCCGTAAAAACGCTTGGCCACCGATGGCGTATTTTGTGCCGCCAGTAGTGAATAAAGGTTTAGGCACGGAATGATCAAATGGCCCGACGCAGTGGTGTAGAATTTCTCCATCACCGGCAGCTTGGTTTTGTTGTCTCCCGCGTAGCGGTCGAACATGATAGGCCGGATGCCGCGAAGCGTGGCCGTAAGTGTAGTTGTTTTGATTTCCTTCATATTTTTTTATCGTTTCTAATGCCTCACTGCGTGAGAGTTTGAACCACTCGCCATTGCCGCTCGGTTTCACGAGCCGCAGATGGGCAAGAGCGAGGTGGATTTGTTTTTCCAGAATGGCTTTCTCCCCTGGCTGAGTTTGCACCCAGCCGAGGATTTCAAGCGCCCGAGGAGACCACACATGAGCGGCCCACAGCCTTTGCCGTAAGTCCCTCTCCGTGCATCCGATCTTGCACTCGTTGCCATTGTGGAAAAAATAAACCCGGTCCATTGGTTAGTAGTTAAAACGGAATCTCGTCCGCTTCCGCTGGGGAGGTTTTGGGTTTTGGAGCCGATTCGGTCGGGAGCATCCAGCGCTCGATCTTGTTGAAGCGATGGCCGTTATCCGTTCCCTCCTCTTCGCCGAGGAGCGCCCAGGCGCTCACGCCCACCAAATCCTCGGCCTCGATGGTCACCTCTTCGCCAGGCACAACCGCCTGCCCGCAGGCCGCGCGGAATTGGTCGATCTTCCAAGCCGCCTTCGGCGTGAAGGTCAGGTGCTCATGGATTTCCGGCCCCTTGTCGCCGTTGGCAAGTATCACCTTGCAGATGAGTTTGATCATCGGGTTCCCCGCTTGGCTCAATTTCTCCACCGCGCTGACGACCTCGAGCTTGTATTTTCCCGGCTCTACGAAGTAGACCGGCTTTGGTTCTGTCTGTGTGTATGTTGGCATATTCTAGTTGTTTTTGAGTTTTGCTTGACGAAGCGTAGTGATCGGCGCGCCCGTCCGGATCGCCGTTTCATCCACCTCCACGCCGGAATCGGCGCAGAATTGGCGAAAGTTCTTGCCCGACATTTTCCCGCCGAGGGCGAGGATGAGGGTCTCTTTGGAAACATTGGCTGCCGCTTTGGCGATGGCATCGGCCTCGACATAATCGCGGCCGGCCATGCTGGAGACCTTCCAGCCGGGGATTTCCTCCCCATCGCTGAGCCGCGCCTTGAGGAGTTCGATCAACGGATCGGCAAGGTGCTTCTCCGCGGCCTTCCAGTTGGCCGCAAAAATGGAAAGCTGAACCGGGTCCGCCGCGATCTCCGCGCGGATCTCATCCAGCGCCCGCTCGCCCTTGACCAGCGCCAGAGCGCCCTCCGCCTGCCGCACGATCGCCGAGCACCCGTTAAAATGGGCGCACCATTCGCAATACTCGCACGGCGTCGGCTTCGCCTCCGCGCTCGTCGCCTCCGAGACCCACCCCGCCGTGATGCGCTCCGCATCCTCGCGGGTAAATTCGTAGGTGCGGCGTTGCTTTTGATCCACATACAGCACATGAGCCGTCCATCGCTGGGCAAAGTTGTCCTCCATGCAGGCCAAACAATAGGCTGCGAGCTGCTCACGATAATTTCTTAGGGCTCCGGTTTTTATGTCCGCCACCCAACCCCGCGCCTTGCAAATCGCGTCCGCCGTGCCCAGCTTCGAAAGCCCCGGCACCGCGAGCCCGAGATATTCCTCCCGAGTCTCGACAGGGTAGCCCGCCGAGAGGTCGAGAAGTTGATTCCGGCCCCACTCTGACACCCGCTGATCCTCCGGAGTCAGTTGCTCATAAAGCTCATAGTCGCACTGCACCGCTCCACGGATCGCCGCGTCGAGGAGCGTGCCCCGCTGAGCCGCCGCCGAGGCCCCTGACGCCCCGACAAATGTCGGGCACGCCGCCAGCTTTGGCCCAGCGGAGGGTGAAAGCTCCCGCGCTTTCACGCTGCCACCTCCATCGGAGTCGCCTGCTCCGCCTCACGCGCCACCTTGATAAAGTGGTCAATCCGCGCCGCCACTTTTGCCAGATAGTCCGGAGCACAATCGCGCCAGGTCTGCCCGCTCGTGATAACCCCACGCCCGAGGAGGAAACGGTTTACCGTGCCCTCGTTCGCCTCGAGTTCCTTCTCCCAGCGCTCGGCCGATGCCGTCGCCACCTTCGCCGGAGCCGCGGGCTTCGCCGGTGCAAATAAATGCGCCACGCTCGGCCACTCCATCGGGAGTTCCTCGGCGAGACCGCTGCGGGTCTTCGCGTCATAGGCCGCCGAGTGGGTTGTCAGAATGATGCGCTGCTTGCCACCCGTCCCTTTCGCCTTGCCGTTTTCGGTCTCGATGACCTTCGTCTTGAACCGGAAAAACCAAAGTTCATCCGCCCATTCTTTCACGAGCGGTGAGCACTGCTTGCTCATCTTTAGCTCGTAACGGTCATAGGCCGTCATGAGATCGGGCGGCTCGACGCGCTGCACCTTCGAGTGCGCCAGGAGAACGACATGTTTGCCATTCGCGATCAGCGAATCCAGCGCCGTAAGCAGTCGGCTCATACGCTCGGCGACCTGCACCCAGCCCTTGCCGTAGCCGAAATCCTCGATGCTGGTCTTCTTCATGGTGGCGAGAAGATCCTCCACGCAAAGCCGCTCCGCCCAATCCGCCGAGTCGATCACGACCGTCTCGTAATGGGTGCCGGCCGCGTCCTTTAGCGCCTGATGCAAATCCGCCCACTTATCAATCGCCACGCGATCCACATCGAGGTGAGCCGTGCCAGCTTCGATGTCCAAGAACAATGGGGAAGGGAATTGCGCGGCAAATGTCGTCTTGCCAACGCTTTCCACCCCATAAATCACGACCCGCTGTGGCCGTTGTTGTTTTCCGGATATTATTTTCATCACTCTTTGTTTCTAATTGTTGCGCGTTGTGTGGGATGCGCGCCCCCCTTGGCTCCTGCCCTTTCAGGCGAAGCGGAAATTATTGATCATCGAACTCGCGCCACCGGCGCTCGCGTTCCTTGCGGCGGTTTTCCATGTCGCGGAAGCGGTTCAGAATTGTTTGCTGGCCAGACCAATAGGCCGCGAAAACCGACCCAAGTGTCACGATGGCCAGAATGAATCCCTCGAAGGCGCTCATTCGACTTCCTCCCCAGCCGCCGGCCAGTTCTCGTAGGTTTCCCAAATCTCGGGGAAAGCGACCTTGAGCCTTTGAAAGTTGTCAGGGTCAGCCGCCGCCGAGGCGTGAGCCAAAGCCCGCACAAACGCCCCGCCGAATCGGTGCATAAATTCGATCGCCTTGAGTTCTTGGATCGTCATCGGGCCAGCCTCCCCGTGATCGCCAGCAAGAGGACTGGCACCGTGATGACCTGCAAAAAGTCGATGGCGTAGCCTAGGCAGCGGAGTGTCGTCTCGTGGTCCATTATGCCGCCCTCCTCATCGCCATGGCGGCCGATTTCGCGGTTTTGTTTCCTTTGGTGCAGGCCAGCGTATTCACGACCTCCTGCACCGATTGGAATCTCCAATCCCGCCCCACCTTGATCGCGGGGATCAAATTTTGGCGGGCATATTTGCGAACGGTAAACGGGGCGAGATTCAGCTCCGTGGCGAGTTGATCGACGGTGATCATGCTGCCTCCTTCTCGAGCTTCTCGATGAGTAGCTGACGAACGAACCCGCTGAGGCTCATTCCTCGCCCGTAGGCGTGCTTTCTCGCGGCGTTTATCAGTTGTGGAGGGAGCGAGATTCCCGCCGCTTTTGCTTTCCGGTTGTCCGGCACTGGTCTGTTAGCCATGCGCCAACAATTAGCAAAAGTTGACGCACTGAAAATAAAAAAATGGGGTGTTCACCCCATAGGTTAAAAATTGACAATTGTTGGAGGCGTGATATTTTCTGTTGACATGAATCCGAAAAAACCGATTTCGCGCAAATCCAAGAGCGCGGGAATCTCGCTGGAGCCTGATCTAATCAAGCGCTCGAAGGATTTCGCGGATAAGAATGGATTCGGCAGTTTGTCGAATTTGGTGCGCTTTTTATTGACGCAAGAACTCAGCCGGGCGGATGGAAATCCGAGCTACAAGCTCGAGGAAGTCAGCAATCCAACCGCCAAAAACAACGGTTCAGAAAAGGGAAAAGTCCAGTCGGGTGCTGGTGTTGTGATCAAGCCGGGATCCGAAACTTCCGCTTTTGGTCACTTAACTCCTACGAAGAAAAACTCCCGGAAGGCTTCGTAGGGCAGATCCACGACCTCACGCAAGACAACCCTGCTCCTGTCATGCGCTGGCCCGAATTACTCGGGGGGGGGTGGTGGGG